ATCGCAATGAGTCCGATACGGAAACATTTGTCGGAATATACAGAGTCACCGAGTCGCCACTTGCGGATAGATTAACGTTTGATCCACCGGAGGTGTACGTGGCTCTTCTCGTGATGAACTGAATGGCCGGAGAGTTTGCCGCTCCTACGTCAGATGGATATCTTAACCGACCAACACCCGCGGCAGTACGGTTCTCGGCCTGACGACTTGAAGTGACATCAAACGCTCGATTGAGTTGATCTCTAAGCGTTTCTTCTGCCATAAATAACTCCGGATCTTAATGTTTGCAATGGTATTTATATGGCATACAAGGGTAGATACACGCCAAAGAATAAGCACAAGTACGTCGGTGATTCTACCAAAGTGGTATATCGTTCTCTGTGGGAACGAAACACGTTTCGTTGGCTTGATGCGAACGAAGACATAACTGCTTGGGGATCGGAGGAGATCGTTGTGCCTTATGTCTGTGGAACAGATAACAAGGTGCATAGGTATTTCGTGGATCTTTTCTTTAAGACTCAGGACGGTAAAACATACCTCATTGAGATAAAACCAAAAAAGGAACTGACTCCACCAAAAAATCCTGGAAAACGTACTCGTAAGTATATTCAGGAGTCGCTGACATACGTCAAGAACCAATCAAAATGGAAGGCCGCCACCGAGTTCGCTCTTGATCGTGGTATGATATTTCAAGTATGGACCGAGGACACTCTTAAGTCAATGGGAATATCGATCATCAAAGGATAAATAGATGTATGGGATCACTTTTTCAAAAACTTCAAGCAGAAGCAAGGCGCAAAGGACTCGTTGCTCGATCAGAAGAGTCCCGTGAATGGTTTCGTGAGAAGGCCAGAGGACTACGTACAGTAAAGCCAGCTCGCATTCTTAAGGATGACACGTTGGTCGATAGGCCACGTCCGTTACCTGGACGAATGTTTATGTTTACTTATGATCCAAAGTATAGAGAAACTCTTCCGTATTATGATACCTTTCCGCTTATTCTTATGGTCGAACCAGCGGACAAAGGGTTTTATGGATTAAACCTTCACTACATTCCTCCCATGGTCAGGGCGCAACTTCTTGATAAGTTGATGGAGACGGCGAACAATACCAGATTCGATGCTACGACTAAACTTAAGATCAATTATAATCTTTTGTCGTCTGTTCGTAATTATCGAGAGTTTGAACCTTGCTTTAAGCACTACCTAACAAGGCATCTAACCTCAAGAGTAGTACAGATAAATCCATCGGAATGGGACATCGCGATCTTCCTACCGACCGAACAGTTCCAAAAGAAAACTAAACAATATGTTTGGAATCAATCTAAAAAAATGTATAGGTCATAACAGAAAGAATCATGAGCATTACAACGGCAGATATTCTTGGTACTTTTAGAAGTGGATTCGCAAAGGCCAATCGGTACTTAGTGCAACTACCTGGTACCTCGGAAGGTTCCTCACTCAATATAATGTGTGACTCGATTACTTGGCCTGGTCGTCAGATCTCCACAACTGAAGTCTATACAGATATGAAAGCAAGCAAGCGTGCTTATGCGTTCCTTCCGGACGATATTGCTATTTCTTTTCTGTTGAGTAACAATTGGACTGCTTGGAGATACCTAAACGATTGGCAAAAGGCAACCATTGGTAACATTGAGGGTGATAATGCGTTTATTGTTAACTTTAAAGAGGAATATCAAAGACAGGTAGTCATTCATCATCTTGATGAAGAAGATAATATCAGAAGAGAGATTGTGCTCAAGGGAGCGTTTCCGACCACTCTTTCATCAATGGAGTTAGGTAATCAAAACGAGAGTTCTATACTGAGAGTGAACGCCACGTTCTCATACGAGAACTGGTCATCAGTACAATATAATCAATAAAGAGGTAAATAGATTATGGCTTTGCCAAAAATAGACACTCCACGATACGAAATGAAACTTCCTTCCACCAATAAGAAGGTCGTCTATAGACCATATCTGGTCAAAGAAGAAAAGATACTAATGCTAGCGATGGAGTCCGGTGACGATCAACAAATGATTCGAGCCGTGAAGGATGTTGTTACCGCATGTACCGATGGAGCAGTCGACGTCAACACAATGACGATGTTCGATATGGAGTACGTATTCATTCAACTGCGATCAAAATCAGTCGGAGAAAAAACGACCGTCGGAGTCACATGCGCCTCGTGCTCAACAAAAAACGACATTGACATTGATTTGACGAATGTTCGTGTTGAGGTACCTCCAGCAAAATCACGTAAGATAGACATAACAAAGAACGTCGGCGTGGTGTTGAAGTATCCATCCCTGGACGACATAATGAACATTCAGACAGGTGACGGATCAGAGGTCGATAAAACGTTTGATGTTATCATATCGTGTATTGACTCCATTTATTCTGGCGATGAAATGTTTGACGCAAAGAGTCAAACAAAAAAGGAACTAAAGGAATTCATAGAGGCTCTTAGTGCCAATCAGTTCAACAGCATGAAATCTTTTGTTGAGACGATGCCTTCGGCTAAGGTCGCAGTATCGTTTGACTGTAATAAATGTCAACATCATAACGAGTTTGATGTGAAGGGTATCGCTAATTTTTTCGGCTAGCCCTTTCACACGATAACCTTGTGAACCATTACAAGGTTAACTTTTCCATGATGCAACATCATAACTACAGTTTAACCGAACTTGACAATATGATGCCGTGGGAAAGGGAAGTCTACGTTGCCATGTTGGTTGAATACATTAAGGAGGAGAACGATCGTATTCGAATGCAAAAGATGCGATAGGAGAAAACGTAATGGTGACGCAAAAACAAAAAGTAAAATACGATCATGACAAGGACGGTACCGTCAGCAAGCATGATCTTGTAAAGTCACGTGAACTTCTTGAGTTAGAACTCCAGGAGGAAAAGGCCACCACTCAAAAATACATGGCATGGTGGGCAATGTTTTTCATGGGCATTTTTACTCTTGCGCTATTCGTACCTTTGGTGACGGTCGAGAGAGTGTCCGCTCTCGCTGATCTGTTAGGACTTTTCTATATCGCTCAGGCCGGTATCGTTGGTGCATACATGGGAGTCAGTGCATGGCTATCGACCACAGGAAGAGGTCGGGCAATGTCTACATCCGTCAGTAGTAACTTTCCATCTGACGAAAGAGGCTAACGATAATGAATCAAGCCACGCTTACCGACGTAACCATTGAGCTCAAACAGGCAAACACTTCGCTTGAACGTATAGATGATAACATAATACTTGCGAACGAGTTCCTTGATCTTACGATTGATACGTTTAAGAATGGGTTCAACGAACTGCTTAAGTTCTTTAGCGGAAACTCATTGGCTAACATAGAAAAACAAAGAGAGCAGGATGAGTTCAATAAGGATCTATTGAGTGCACTGCGCGATCTCAAACCAAAGTATACCGGTCCTGATGAAAAGAAAAAGCCAGAGGAGATCGAGGATCTAGGTCTGAGTAGACTTTTGACTGGTCTAGCGGCTGCCATAGGTGGAGTCATAGGAGTCATTAAGGGTCAACTTATGGCCATTAAGGCGTTCGCAAAGGCCTTACTTCCAGAAAATTGGTTGGCCTCCATTCGTAGAACAATCGCATCGTTCACAGCCGGCATATCAATGCAACTTGATCTAGTGAAGATGGCTATCATGGACAAAATGTCCAAGGCCGCTAAGTTTATTACTGGTACCTTTGACGATGTCATGAAATTTTTTTCGGGTGACTCTAAAATATTTGCTGGAATCAAAAAGGCTTTTAGCGCAATCATAGAACCATTTAGAATAGCATACGATGCGATCAAGTCATTGAGTACAGGTACTTTCTCAAAGATAGGTGAATGGTTCTCTGGTATAGCTAAGACTCTAAGTAACTTTGGTAGTATGATCGGAAGAATAGTCGGAATCATTGGAAAGATCTTTGCTCCCATCGCTGTCATCCTTGCCGTATGGGATACCGTAAAGGAATCAATCGCAGGCTTTCAAAAGGAAGGTATCATAGGTGGTATAGCCGGAGCCATTAAGGGATTCTTTAACTCGCTGATCTTTGCTCCGATAGACATGATCAAGGACGCTACTGCTTGGGTACTAGGATTCTTTGGATTCGATAAAGCTAAAGAGTTCCTTAAGTCTTTTTCGCTAGAGGATACGTTCTCCTCTGTTATAGACGCGATCTTTTCGCCGATAGAAACCGTCAAGAAAATTCTTAACGGAGTGATTGATTTTTTTGCTAATGTTGGAATGAAACTAACCGAGTTCATTGCAAACTTTGAGATCCCTGGTTTTACTATTCTTGGCAAACAGTTCGGACCATGGAAACCTTTTTCTGGTCTAAGCAATGACTCTAATCCTCCTGCTGGATCAATGACGGCGGCAGCAGCAACGACTCCTGATCGTACTGCAGCCTCCACACAAAGTGGAGGAGGACGCATTTCTTCGTCACAGTCGACGCAGTCACAGTCGCCTCCGATAGTACTAGGACAGGGCGATACCTCCGACACTCTAAACGTTAATGGTCGATCGGTCGTTTATCGCTACTCAAGAAACCAACCATACGTATGGACACCAGAAGATATTAAGCAAAAGGTCATCGCGCTTGAGAAGGGACAAGAAGTTAAGATAGGTGTATCATTCATTCCACAGGATGAAGCCCATCGTAATCCTCTTGTAAGAAAATCAGCAAACCTAACAAGTACGACTACGCCACCAGCAACACGAGAAGTTCAGACGGCTCAAGCTCCAACTGCTACTTCATTAACACCAACTTCTACTTCATTAGCTACACCAGCAACTCAAGAAGTTCAAACGGCTCAAGCTCCGACTACAGGTGGTCTTCCAGGAATCGGTGCGGTTCCTTCCGCAGCAGTAACTACTTCTCAATATCAAATCGCTGGCGAACCGTTTACTCCAGGACAGCCTCTTAGCGAAAAACAAATGACTGTTGTTGATATTGGACTATCAATGGGTAACACATACGCGCCAGAGATAATGAAACAGTATCAACTTCAAAAGGCTCAGTTAGTTGCTAGGCCAACACAACTTGGTATGGCTGTTCAATCAGGTCAGCAACTACAGACGGCTGCGACAGAGAATGGTATCCTACAGTCGTCTCCTGCAAGACGACCAACGGAGGGTAATAACTTTGGAGGTATGCAACAGAACAACTCAACAACTGTTGTCAATAACTCAACCGTTGTCGTCAAACCAATCCCAGCTGCCACTCGACGTCCCAACAACTCAGAGGACATATTCTTTATTGGCTCAAATAAGAGCTATGGCTACACATGATGAATAAAAAAAGGGGACCTAGATGGGTCCCCTTTTATTTTAGTTAGATGCCGCTAACTTAGCAAAGTAACTCAGCGTATCGTCATCCTCGCT